CGCCTAATACGTCCGCGAATAGATCGAGATTGAAACCGATCTCCTGCGCGCCGCTTGTGGCTGTGGCAACGACCTGACTGATGCCGCCGCCTGCCAGCTCCATTTCGACAGAGACGTTTAGGCGATCCATTCTAGTCTCCCCGGTATGGGGGCCAGTATTAACACCGAAGAGAAAAGGCCAAAACATAGCTATTGTCGGGCTGCTCGGGCTAAACGACACCCCATTAGACATATCGTCGACAGTAGTGCCGCCCGGGCATGAAACCCAGCCTAACACCAGACTGCGTGTCGTATCGGGTGAACCCGCTGGCAGATTGTATGTGTGGAGGGTTGTGGCTCCCAGGAACCCATTCCCTGCATAGATTTGGAGCGGTGTGTGGACGCTGGAGTCAGATGTTATGGTATATTCGATTCTAAGCCTATAACGTAACACGACGTCTGTGACGCTAGTTAGGTCGGTGTCCAGCCAGTAATAGAACACAGCCTCGCTACTGATATATGGGAATCCGACGCCTGCAAAATCAGCGGTACCAACGGTTCCAGCTATGCTTGCGTCGGTCTGCGAGCCAGAGCCTGTATTGGCAGATGTCGGCACAGCGGTTGTGATGCGGGCTGCCACCTCTGTACGGAGCATGGAGCTTTCGACAAAGGTGGGTTGTATCGTTACCTTCTCTTCATTATTAAGGAGCTGTATCAGTTGGCCCCATAGCTTCTGAGTGAATGTTACGACACCTAGCTTCTCGCCTGTATCTAGCGCTTCGTCTTGCGTGGCGAATCCGTAAAGCCCCTTCGGAATAAAGACCAGCTCGCCGGTGTGGGGGCTTCTCGCGTATAGCTTCTCGAAACCGAGAATGGGAACGCCCGAGAAGACGAAGCGGGCCACGTCGATCTCTTCGATCAATACGCTGCCCGCGTTATGGATTCGTGCCGTCGTAGCGAGCCCGTCGACCGTCGTTCCACGCGTAACAATACTAATCGACGTATCTGAAACAACGGACGCCGTGATCCGCTCCGTGCCGATCCATATTCCAAAATTCCCCGCCGCCGGCAATCCTGCGGTGTCTGTTACCTGAACCGTTCCGGTTGTCGTTTCCGTTAAATCCGTCGAAACCGTCGTGAACCATCCTACTTGGCGCTGAATGAGTGGAACCCGCTTAGGTCTGCCTACAGGCACAGGGTAGAGCTTGCCCAGGTGCTTTCGGCTCACCTCAGTGGTCTTGAGGGCTCTGGGCCAGGGCAGTGGCTTCTCTTTCGTCACGCACTCAATGACAAAGCTGGTGGCCTCTGAGTCAAACTCAGGCATACCATCCACCTCACCACGCCACCTGACGATATGGTCTGCGGTGGTGGTGCTCTGGTCGATCCAGCTCGAATCGGTGGCTGTGCTCCAGTCCAGTAGCAGGCTGGCCACCTCGACCCTGGCCGCCACCAGGTTCTCTGCGTCGAGCACCTTCCACAGGCTCTCAGTGCCCCAATCCTCATTGGAAAGCTCGAGCCTGAGATTGGTGAGGGTGGCGAGCTGCTCATCATCGGGCAGGTGCGGCATGGTGTGGGTGATGTCACTGACACCACGCAGGAACCCCTGAAACTGGTTCACAGTGACCCCATCCCATCGGTAGAGCAGGGGCACAGATCCCCAGTAGTAGGTGCTGGCCACAGTCTCTGCTGCGTAGTCTGAGTAGGTGGTCAGCTTGACCAGAGCCACCTGCATGGGCTTGGCGCTGTGGGCTTTCTGAATCTGATTTGGTTGCAGGAACAGCGCCATCTCAGGTGGTCTGTTCAATCATGGTGAGGTCGACCTGGTAGAAGATGCCAGACTGGGGGGCGGAGCTTTCCTGGCGCCTGGTCGCTGCGGCTGAGAGTTTGACCAGATAGGGGCCAGTGTCTGTGCTGTCTGGTGTCCAGTACCAGAAAGGTGTGCTGCGCCCTAGCCTGATTACCTCTTCCAGGATGGTGAAGTCTGCATCAGCAGGGTCCACATAGCGTAGGCTCAGAGTAAACCGGCGCCTGGGTGGCGCTAGCTCGACAGCCACGTCCCTGCCACCAATGACATCCTCATTGAGATGGTGCACCCACTCAGAGCTGAATGATGGCTGGACATCGGCATTAGCCACCTCCACATGCTCACCAATCCAAAATTCACCCAGGGTGAACGTTTCAGCCGTATCCTGAGTACGCTGAAACAGCCAATATCTCTCAGTGGTCACCTCTGTAAATGAGGCATCGAAAACAGGCGCCCCAGTCAGGTGGGTAGACCCAATGTTGAACCGATTGGTTGCGCTACTGAATGCCGAGTTATCGTCAGAGAACAATATCCAGCTCCAACCCTCCATCGTGTGGCCTGCTGGAATCACCCAGCGGTTTATGGTGGGGGTGGTGAGTAGGTCAAACTCCACTCCTGCGTCTGCGCCTGTGGATGTGAAGCTAGCCTGCTCACCCTGCCTAGAATCAATTAGGGCGCGCTTGCTGGCATCGCTGAACGATGTCGTAGCCGATGTCCCTGTGACATCGGCAATGGCAATGGCACCCGCCGGATGGCTCACCATAAAAGCTGGGTTCTGGTAGGCCATTAGGGCTCCTGAATGAGACGTGAACCGCCTCTGAACACAAAGCGGTTCCCGCTAATATAGCCCTGCCTGCCCTGGCTGAATCTGTCTGGGCCACTCCTGAAGGTCACACCCAGGTCACTGGCTGTGCCGATCTGGCGCCCAGCGCTGCCTGCCACTGCTTGGAATCGGGACGAAGCTGCTGTGGCTCTCTGGGTGGCTGAGGTGAAGCCATGGGCTGCCTGGGTGGCTGCCTGGTAGCCTGTGGTCACATTGTCCAGCGCCAGGTCGCTGTTGCTCAGCTCCACATTCAGCTCACGTTCGCTGTCACTGATGGCCTGTGTGATTCGGTTGTAATCCTCTCGGGTGATGAGGCCCTGCCTGAGTCTGTTGTCTGCTGTTTCTAGAAGGTCTGCATTGCGCTCCAGCGCTTCATTCAGCTCACTGTCTAGAGTCACCCCCAGCGCTTTGACAGCCTCATTGAATTCCTGAGTATCCCCAAAAAGCGCATTCCAGTTGTCAGCCTGCTCTGCCAGCCTCTGGCTCACCTCCTTGATGGCTGCCGCAACAATCTTCTCACCCTCTGCGACCAGTTTGGCCTCAGCTCGATTCTTCTCTGTGGCCTCCCTGAGTTTCAGCCACTCCTCAGCCTGCTCCTCGATTACCTCAGACTCACTGCGCAGCACCCCAATGGCTGAGGCAGCCTCTGTCACAAATTCCAGGAGGGCGGTTTTGGCATTGATGGTGGATTCTGTGGTCGCGCTGAAGAACTCATTGAGGGCACTGTCCTTGAGTGCCTCCCCTGATTTCTGGACAGCCTGGGTGAAGTCGTCCATGGCAGACACCACACCCGCGTCAGTCTGCCCTGCACCCAGCACCTCAGACAGGTCACCCATGGCTGACTTCTGCCTGTTGACTGCTGCGGTGAAGGTGTCGATCTGGCCCGCTGCGGCGCCTGAGTACTTCTCCAGCAGGAACTCGATGCCCTGCCCTGCCAGGGTGCCTGCGGCCTGCATCTCACGCAGCTCAGGAATCAGCTCGCCCAGCTCGCCAGCCAGCCCGCTGGTGGTGCGGGCCACATTGCGTGTGGCACTCTCCAGGCTGATGCCCAGTGCGGCAGACAGATTGACAGCAGCCTCAGTGGCTGCCTCCAGTCTGCGTGGGGCCACACCCATCTCAGCCAGCAGGCTCTGACTGGCAATCAGCGCCTCATCACCAGCCTGCCCCAGCTCCTGGAGTCTGCTGGCCTGGGCCTGGAGGGCCTCGCTGTACTTCTCAACAGAGCCAGTGCGAGCCAGCGCAATGTTGAGCTTTCGTACTGCTGTTTCTTGGATGCCTGCGGCTGCGGCTGTTGCCCTCAGCACCTTGTTCATCTTGATGATGCCCGCAGTGGCTATGGCCGCAGCGATGCCGACACCCTTGAGCACCTTGGTGCTGGTGGCTAGGCCCTTCAGGCCCTTGCCAATTTTCTTAACACCTTTGCTGGCCTTATCGACCAGCTCAAAGATCACCCTCTGCCGGAAGTCACCTCGCGCCACTGGGGTGCCTCCTTACAGGTAGGACAGCTCAAATTCTCCATTGGCTGTGGCGCTGCGGGCGATCAGCTCAACAGACCAGGCCTGTGAGTCACCCAGTGGGTCTGATGCCTCCAGCGCTACCAGTTCGACGTCACTGAGCTGGAATTTCAGCGCGTTGGCTGTCTCTGCGGCGCCTGCGGCTGTGCCAATCTGGAAGCTCAGAACGTCAGCGTTGGCAATCAGGCTCTCAGCCAATTGGTCCAGCTCATAGGTGAAGTCTGCGGCTGCGGCGTCGATGATGCCACTCACCTTGATGTCTCGGCCTGTCTGCCTGGGGACGATACCCCCTGTGGCATTGCTGCTGAGCACATCCTCAGCGCCCAGGTCGATGGTGATGCTGAGCTGACTGAAGCCAACAGCCCTGGCTGCGGGCGTGGATGGACCCCACTGGAATGCCACCTCCTGCACTGCTGGGGCACTCAGGCTGCTCTGGTTGCCATAATCAAACGGCGCAGCGGGCCAGCTCCCAGTCTCATTCACTGAGTCCAGGATGCCACCCAGGTCATAGACTGCGGTGGCTGATTCTCCTGGTGTAAAATCAAAGGTGAGGCTCTTGGCCTCCACATCCTTGATAATGACCTGCATCCCGTTGCTGCTCTCATTGCCAAACATGATGGCAGCAGTGATGAGGTCGGTGCTGGTGGGGGTAAACCTCCACTGTGCGCCATTGGCTGCGCCCACCAGCCCTGCTGCCCTGTAAAGGGCCACAATGCCCAGGTCAGGTGTGAAGTCAGCGGCTGCTGGTACGCCTGTGGTGCCACCATTGCCCTTCAGAGGCACAGCCACCTGGAAGCTCTCGACAGTGCGGGCCACATAGTTCGCAAAATCTCGAGTATAGCTGCCTGTCTGCACAGCCTTCTCTGTGATGTTTTTGCCAAAGCTGATGCTGATGCCAGTCTCCCCCACTCCCGCAGAGGGATCACCCAACACAGCCCCATCGGCCAGGTTGAATGCGCCTGCTGTGCCAGCCCCCCCAGCAATAGCGGGCATTGCTGTGGCAGTGCCTCGCAGGGTTTGGTCTTCCACAATCATGCCAAGCAGGAATGGAATTTCAGTTGTCGCCATGGTTCAGGCCTCCAGCGCAATCCTAGCGCGTATTGTAAACGATATGACCAGCCCAGCCCGCTCAGGCTCAGCCTCCACCTCTATCTCAGGCAGTGGGGAGGCTCTCACCCCTGTCACTGCTGACCAGTAGGATGCCGCTGTAAGCTGCTCCAGATTGGAGTTGATGCTGGCCTCCAGCGTAGCCAGGTCTGCTGCGGTGGCTGTGGTGGCAATGCGCCGCACCTGTACCAGGGCCTCAGCGGTCCTGATGCTGAGATTGCTGCCTGCATCGAGCAGCTCGCTCTGGGCGATCTTGACTGTGGCTCTGCTCTGATTGTCCAGAGGCCCAGGCACCACGCTCCAGCTCGTTTCTCCAGCGTAGCCAGTGGCATCCAATCGGGTGCGAATATTGTTTTCGATGTCATCCAGGGTAGGCATCAGTCCACCCTCTGGATGTTGATGTCAGCGGCCATGGTTCTGATGCTCGAGTCAATCGGCTCAGACCAGGCTGTAGCACTCAGCCACGCATCAGTAAGGCCCTGCACATTGTCGTTGAGGGTGTGCTCAGCCAGCAGCGCGGTGGCAAAGGCCTCCCACTCTGTGATGGCCACGTCTCGGCTGATGGTCATGGACCAGTGCACAGTCAGGCTGAGCGATTCGCTCCACTCGGTCTGGCCAAACTCGATGCGAGCGCCATCACCTGAGGTCTGACGCACTGAGGCCACCCTGGTGGCTCCCTCCACCTCTGGGCCACCTATCGGGCCTTTGTAGACCACCACACCTGGAATGCTGGCCAGGAGCAGGGTTTCCAGCTCTGCCTCAATATCGGCCTGAATGCTCATCGGCGCTGTGCCCGTTTCAGGGCAATGCGAAAGAAGTCCCTGGCCTTCACCCTCATCACATATTCAGCGGCTGGCCTGAGATAGGGGCGCTTTGGGAACTTGATGCTGTAGCCCTTCACCTTGAAGCTCTTGCCCTTCTTTGATGTACGGGTGTGGGGCGGCACAGCCACCCGCTTGCCTGTCTCATGGACGGCAGCGTACTCGGCAGGGCTGCCCATGCTCCAGCGCTTAGGTGCTTGGCTGAGGTCGCCTGAGATAGACTGGATCAGAAAGCCACTGCGCCTGGTCAGCTCTTTGGGCAGTGGGGCGGCATTGCCTCGGCCTCTGATAATGCGCTTCTCTTTGGCATCCCTGACCCCAGCAAAGACCACAGATTTCATGGCATGAGCCACCACGCCACGTCTATTGGCAGGGTCGATGTCACGCAGCCAGCGCTTCAGGATCGCACTGTCTGTGGCATCGAGCCTCACACCTTTGGCAGCCATTAGACCAGCCTCTGGTAGCGCCTCACCACAGCGCTGGCAAAGGGGAGTTGATTGATGGCCTGGACAAAGTAGTCAGCGCTGCCACTGTCTGAATTGGCCTGGGCACTCAGGCCCATGCGTGAGCCTCCTGCGGCCAGGGCACTCTGCTTGACCATGAAGGCGCTCACCTCCCTGGCTGCCAGCTCCAGATCCTCAGGCACTTCTGTGGTGGTGGTGTAGTCCACCTCTATATTTCGCTTCCCTGCACCCCAGTCCACTGTCAGGCCACTGGCTAAACGCCACACCAGGCGATCGGCCTCCAGCTCATAGCCAGTGGCTGCCAATGTGGTGCCTCCCTCTCGGATGGCGTCGATGCTGGCTGCTGGTTTGTGCAGTACCACGGCGCCTGAGTAGGGCGCACTGTGGTGCTCGCCTGTCAGCGCTGCGCCCTCATAGTCATGGCCCACCAGGTCGTGCAGGTGGACACTGACAGCGCTGATGATGCCCATGATGGACTGGTCATCAGCGCTGTCTGAGATGTTGGCATAGCCCTTGACCAGTGCGGTGGTGGTCAGATTGGCCACGTCAGTCTGCCTCCAGCTCCTCAGAGGGTGCCTCGATGACCACGCCAATGGGGGCAGGGTGGTCGTCGAGCCACTGCGTGGCAGCCTCGGGAATCGGCACCCCTGCGGCTTCGAGCTTGGGCAACATCAGCCCCAGTCTGCGGCGCGTCCTCTCTGGATCGGTAGACCCTGACAGGATGGCTGCCACCTTCTGGGGGTAGCGGTTGCCTGTGCTCTTAGCCTTGGCTGCCATGCGCGAAACTCCTCTAGGCCCGCTCGATCAGCCTTAGTAGATTGTCTTGAGCCAGGAGCTGTTGGTGTTGAGCAGCCCAGTGGGAATGACTCGCCCGTCCAGGCGCTCATCAATCACCCAGGTGGTGGCCCCAGACTGGACATCACGGTCTACATCGACACGCACACCCATGCGGTCGCCCAGCGCGTACCACATAGGGTCTCCGAAGTAGACCACATCGTCAGCGACAGGAACGTCATAGACTGGCTTGCCCAGGATGGCACCCTCGGCCTTCGGGTCTGTGTCGTTGATGGTCTTCACTGCCTCCTGCGGGCTCATGAACATCGGCCTGTTGTTGCCATCCACAATGGCCATGACGTCGATCAGGGTGGTGCCTGTCATGAACCACTTGCAGTTCGCCCGGTACTCTTCGGGCATGGTGTAGTAAAGGGTGATGAAGTCCACCAAAGCAATGGCACTCGGTGTGGCCTCGGTCAGGTCCTGAATCGTGGCGCCATCCAGGCCTTCTGTGATGCCAGAGCCAGAGCCTGTGCTGGTGGCAATCTGGATATCCTCCTCTTTGCCGATGGCACCTCCAGCCACCACTGTGAGCTGGTTGGCCATGTTGAACCCCGTATCCTCGAGGAAATTGCGGCCAGCGCTGAACTCGACACCCAGATCGGTGGCGGTGAGCAGTGCGCTGTCTGCGGCTGGGGTGTTTTCGGCGTAGTTGGCATTCTCAGCCCTGGTGGCTGCTGCTGCGGTGGGCAGCACAGGAATGCGGCTGGTCTGTGTGGTCATCGGAAACGAGGTCACCAGGCCACGGAACTTGGCCATGCGGTCTCGGGCCACATAGAGCTGGTTGGACAGAGGCAGTGGCAGAAGCTCACCACCTGTGCCCGCAGCAAAGCCACTGCTGGCATCGGCGGCACCCTCGAGCAGGGCAGCGCGGCTGAGGCCACTGTCCTTGATGTAGAGGTCATTCATCTGGTCATAGAGGTGGCTGCGGCCACTGATGTCGCGAACATAGACAGCCTGACACCACTGCTTTGTCAGCTCATCCATGCCAGGATTGCGAGCTGCACGCAGATCCAGCACCTGGTCAGGGCTGCGGTCATTCTCCATCTTGCGATAGAGAGGATATCGGGCGTCACCCATGACACGCAGCTCACGCTGATAGTCGAGGGTGGAGTCAGAGCGCTGCGGCGCAGCATCCTTGGCTGGGATGGGCGCAGTGCGTGAGCGCTCACCCTCCACCTGCTTGGCAAAGTCGCTGACAGCCTTGATGGCCAGGTCACGGCTCTCGGTCCGCACCCCTTCGATCATGCCAGCTAGCTCAGTGCGGAGCTGCTCCATGCTGCTGGGGGTTTCAGTCGGATTGTTCTCGGGCATTGTAAGCTCTCCCTGTGACGCTCTGGAAAGCTCTGCCCAGTGCGTCATCCAGCTCATCCTGTGTGCGCTGTCTCCAGTCACCCACATGGGTCTGGATTTCAGCTAGGACCAGCTCTAGTGATGGCGGCACATCAGCGGGAGTTTTGACGCTAGAGGCTGGTGCCTCTGCTGCCCTGAGTCGCTCCTCAAGCTCTGCCACTGTCAGCTCGAGGGCATTGATGATGCCCACCTCGCGTGAGCCATCGGGCTCGATGTCGAAGCGGTTGCAGATAGTCTGCCACATCCAGCGGGCGCCTGCACTCTCACCCCTGCCAATCAGCGCCTGCCTGTCAGCTCCGATGGCCACCACGCTCTGCTCGATGCCAGCCCACTCGTGGAACCAGAGGCCATGGCGCTTGCGTAGGTCGCTCTCAGTGCGTGCCACATAGCCAGGGTGGGCTCTGGGCAGGCCTTTGCGCTCGCTGTGGCGCTGGCTCTCCCAGGTCAGGCTCACCCCGCTTATGTCCCCAGCGCTGATGGCATCGACCAGATCCTGCCTGGCCTCCAGTGGAGCACCCTCGCCAGTCAGCCTGATCTGGCCCACACCACGCCAGACAGGCAGGCCCTCGATTTTGTCCTGCCTGATCTGGGTGACATTGCCCAGGTTCGCCTCTGTGGATCTGATGTGATCGAGCTGGAGCGGGAAGTGGTCAGGAAAGCTGCCACCAGCCACCTCGAGCAGGTGACCGTCGCTGGCTTCACCCTGCGTGGCCATCACCATGTCGAATTCACCTGTAGTGGTGTCTATCCTGCTGTCCATGGATGCTGCTCGGCTGAATCGTGTCATATTCCCTGGTCCCCCTCGACAATCGGTGTCTCGAAGCATCGACAATTGATGCCATTATGAGCGCTCAGGCGCCCTCCACCAGGCGCCACTCTGGGTGCCTTGGCCTGCTCTCCATCGAGCAGTGTGAAGTTATCGACCAGGGCCACCCTCACCCCATCCATCAGGTGGCCAGGGCCTCCATGGGTGTCACGGACCTTCTCATCCAGCGCACTGTTCCACTGTTTCTCGGCCACGATCTCGCTCTGGTCATAGCCCTCGAGCTGCCCTGATGTGACTGCATGGCCCACCTCAGTGCGTGCAATGGTGCGCGCTCTGCTTTTACTGATGGTCTTGTATTCTTCCCTGACCCGCTTGGAGAGCTTCTCGAAGCCCTCACCCTCCTCGATGCCCTTGGCCAGGGTGCGGCGTATTTTGGCCTTGGTGGTGGCGTTGGCCAGCTTCACCAGCTCGGCTCCCTGAGCACGCATGGTCTTGATGGCAGCCTCCTGGAAGCTCAACAGAGGTGGCTTGCCCAGGCCCTGGAGCACAGCCTCACCTGATTT